GTTAAGATAGATTTGACTAAATTACCAAAGTCTAAAAATCCCTGAGATGTAAAATCAAAGAAATCCATAAAGGCATTTTCCATCACTTTTGCCATATTTTGTGTTGCATCATAAATATTTTGTGCCATATCATTATATTCTGTAGCAATTTTTTTAAAACTTAAAGAAATAACACCAAGAGCACCTCCTGTCCTAAAAACATTATGAATTTCTCTTGTTAATTTTACTGTTATGGCTCCTACGTTAGTTTTTAATTTTTCAGCAGACTCTTTAAGACCTGTATTAAGTTTGTATATCTCCTCCATTCCTTTCTTTGTTTCTTCTATCATCTTATCAGATTCTTGACCATATTCTTCAGCAGTCTTGTTAAGTCTTTCAATAATTAAATCAGTTCTTTTATTAACTAACTCTTTTTCAATTTCATAGTTCTTTTTCAGAAGTTCTATTCTTTCTCTTAAAAACTCATCTTCTTTGATTAAACCCTCACTTCTTCTAAAATCAAGAAGTTCCATCTCTCTGTTCACAGTTTCTTTTCTTAAATTAGCTTCATTTTCAAAAAATATAGTATCCATAGCTGTTCTGTGAGCTAAGTCCTGTTCAAATATTTTTCTTCTTTCATTTATATTATCAATTTCTTCTTTTAGTTCTTCTACCAGTATTTTTGTTTTCAGTTCTTTGGCTTTTATTTCAGTTTCTTCTCTATATGATTTAAAATTTTTATCGAGTTCTTCTAATCTATCATACTTTTCTTTTTCATTTTTAGTGTTATTTAAAATATTTTCCCTATCTGTTATATAACTTTTGTATAATTCCCCTCCTTTCTCAAACTTTTTGAGGAATTTTTCTGTTTCTTCTAATTCTTTTGTTAACATTTCTTTTGTTATTCTGTGTCTGGTTTTGGCGAAATCAATACTTCTCATCTCACCTTTTGTAAAACTTTTTTCCATAATGGCAAGTTCTTCATCTTTTGCTAATTGAAATAATCTTAAACTGTTTCTAAGAAATCTATTTGCTGTTTCAAGTGAAGTATTAAAATGACGTGACGAAGCTCTTGCTGTTTCTTCTCCGTATTGTTTAGAAAGGTTTAATTTTTCTTCCTCTGTTTTTGTTATAGCCTTAACAGAGTTTCTTAATGCTTTAAGCTGTTCAGGTGTTATCTCCTCAACTTTAGGAATTTTTATTTCTTCCTCTCCTTTTTTTCTTGTCTTTTCAATTATTTCTCCAGTAGTTTTTAAAAACTCTCGTAATTTCTTTTGTCTTTCTTCCATTAATTTATAAGCCTCATCACTTAAAAAAGGAACAGTATTTCCAGCACCTTCAGCAGGAATAGTAGGTAATTCTGTGTATGCTTTACCTGCTTTTTTCAGATTTTTAAACTTTTCATCAATTTCTGCTATTGCATCCCCTGCTTGTTTAGCATCTTTTGCAAGAGATAATATGCTTTCTTTATCATATTCTACTTTTTCTTTTCCTTGTATCTCAACATGTGTTTGTCTTAAAGCATTATTCATTTCATTTACTTGTTTTTCTACTTCAATCTGTTTTCTTTTCCATAACTCATACAGGAAAATCAAACCACTTAAACCTGCTGTTATACCTAAGAATTTAAGATTAGTAATATTTAAAGACAGATTAATTGAGTTAACTAAAGTTTTTACTGTCTCAAAACTTAAAATCATTTTTCCAATACCTGATAAAATTTCCCTAATATTATTAAGGAGCAGTAAACCAAGAGCTACACCAATGCCTTTTAGTATACTGCTTAAAACAGCACTTGAAGTAGTTGTTTCTTTAAAATTGTTATTTATTTCTTTAAGTATAGGTCTTATAGCATTTCCTAAAACATCAAATACCTTATAAAAAACTTCTGCTATACTATTAGCAATTAGTTTGAACTGACTCAAAAGACCACTTGCTGAAATATCAGGAGCTTCTTTTAAATATCTCGGGTCTCCAATTTTTTCATAAATTTTATCAAATTCTTTTGAAAGTGTGGCTAATGAAGCTAAAACCCTTCCTGTTCTTTTTTCAGTTCCTCTAAACAAAACATCTATTGGAATATCACTTTGTGCAAATAATTTTATTACATCATACAGTCCTTTTTCAGCACTTGCTTTAAACTGTTCAATAGAAATACCAGCTTTTCTTAATTCATCTCTAAATTTATCATCTTGTCTTATAAACAATGTTAAGGCATTGCTTATACCTGTTCCTATAGTAGATGCTTTTACGCCAACATTTGATAATGCTGTAATTAATGTCATCGTCTCTTTTACTGATAAATTAGACAAAGATGCTGTTGATGCTAAATAGTTAAATACAGTAGAAAGGTCTGCTACTTTTAAAATAGATAAAGCCATTGCTGATGCTACCTGATTAGCAATGACAGGCATGTCTTCAGCTTCCAATCTCCAAGATTTCATAACAGGAACGAGAACTTTTATAGCATCATCCATTTTTTCTGCTGTTGGTTGTATCATTTTTGCAGCTATTGGAAATAGTGTGGCTACTTCATTAGCTTCAAGACCTGCCTGTGCAAAATCCATCATTGCTTTTGACGAATCACTAAGAGAGATTGGTAAAGATTTTCCTGTATCAAAAATAACATTTTTAAGTTTTTCCATTTCCTTTGTTGTAAAACCACCAATAGCTTGAACATTTTTAAGATTCTGTTCAAATTCTAAAAATCCTCTTGTCACATTACTCATAGCCTCAACAGGTAAAAACACTATAGCTTTTGTAGCATACCATCTTGCTTGCCATATAATCAAATCTTTTATTTCATTTATTAGTAATCTTGTAGATAGGGCAAAATTTCTTATAGAAATTTGACCCTGTTTTAAACCATGAGCAGCTAAATCCAAACCATCTCTAAATTTCTGCATTGCTGTAACAAGGGCTGGGTCTGCTATTTTCTTATTTTCCGCAATCCAATTTTTTGTTAGGTTTAACAATTCCCTGGCTCTCTCTATATCTGATGCTTTACTCAGAACAAAAGGAGTTAATTTGCCCCATTTTTCCATAGAAGCAAAATCTTTAGGTGTTGTTGGAAACATATCTGGTGTTATTTTTAATAGTTCTTCTTTTTTCTTTTTAAAGGCGTCAGATGAAAGAGCCATCGTTGAAAATTCTGCTAAAGATGTCTTAAAACTTTCTAATAATTTTTTAGTATTTTCTATTGTATTTCCTATGTTTATTGTTTGTGGAATGTTAGAAAGAGTTTCAGTAAAAGCAAAGGCAGTTTTATTTATTTTTGTTAAATCTTTAAATGTGTTTGTTAAATCAGACGCTCTTTCTTTTAAAGAACTTAGAGTATCTTTAAGTTTATCTAAAGAGTCTCTTTCGAATGCTTTTTTAAAAGCACCAGTATTAGCAGCTATAGAAGAAAAAACTCTATCAAAAACTTTTCCTAATTCTGGTGTGGCTTCTGTTACACTTGATACGCCGCTTTTTAATTTTGAAAACTTATCTGAAACTGCTTTGACGGGTCCTTCTAAATTTTCAACAGATTTAAGCCTTGCTTCAAGTTTTTCTAAATCAGCACTTGCAATATCAATATCTTCTATTCTTAAACCACCACTTTCAAACGCTCTCCTAATTCTATTTATACTTTCTTCACTTGCTTTAGCAATTGAATCAAGTTCTTTTTTAAAAAGACTACCAGGAGCTTTTGCTAAAACCTTTTCTTTGGTTCCAAATAATGCGTCTAAAAGTATCCCTGCTTTTTCACGTAGTCCTAATTCTGGAATTATTTCAATAAATTCCTTTACTTGATTTTTTAAAGACTCAAATGATTTCTTAAAATTAGAAGTATCTATTTCTTTTGAAAGACCACCAGCTACTACTTTGTCAAAACCTTCATTAATTTTAGCTACGCTTTTAGCTACAATTTTATCTAATTCTGCAAAATACTTCTCAAGACCTTCAGCTTCTGCTAATTTTTTAGCAGTTTTCAAAAGTTCTTTAAGTTCTTCTCTTAAAGAGTCTATTTCTTTTAGTGCTTTTTCAGCACCTGTTGTTTTTATTTTAAAATGAATACCTGTTTCTTTTTCGTTTGCCATATTATTGTTCCTTATTAAATCTGTTTTCTATCTTTATCTCTTTATTACAGGTCTTACACAAGTCATCTTCTTCATCAATAGTTACCCCTCTTGATTTCTTACAGGCAATACAGTATTCATTATCAGTTTCTTCTAAATCTTTAACACCTAAAAAACTCAAAACTGCTTCTCTAAATAAAATTTTTCTAACAGAATGCTTTACATAAGGTTGTATTTCTTGTAATGTATAATTCCACAAAATATTATCTCTTTTTGTAATATCACCGTCAGAAAGTATTATACACAATTCTTCTATCCAGTCTGATTCTTCATTATCTTTTCTACTATGTTCTTTATCTTTTCTGCTGGAGATGATATTGGGGTTATGTCGAAAAAATGCTCTACCACCCCCAATGCTTCATCAAGACTGAAATTATCCTCAATTTCTCTTGTAAGTTCTTCCAAATTTTTATCAGATGGTTTTTTACCTTCTTCCACAAGAACAATGGCTACAAATTCTGGTAACTTGTTCCCAAGAATATCCATTATAGAAGCAACGTCTATTTCTGTTGGTAATTCCAGACCTTTTACAAGATTAGAAATTTGTTTAATTTGACCAAGAACTAAAGGTTTTATAACATAATTTTTACCTGCAACTGTAAATACATCTTTCTCCATGAAGAATCCTCCTTTTTATTTGAAAACAGTTCTGTCTTATAGTAGCAGAACTTAAAAGACTTTTTAGAATTATTGTTAGGGACAGGTTATGATAACCTGCCCCTGATTTTTAGAAATTTAGGTTAGAGTAAATCGTTACCAGTTTGAGTATTAACAAGTGTAAATGAAACAGCAGAAGAACTTGAACCATTCTGGAAATAGCCTTCGAAAGCTAATTCTAACATTATTCCAGCAGGTCCAGAAATAACAGGGTCTTGAGGTTTGTATATTAATTCATCAACAGTTATTATCAGTTTTTCATTATTTGCTGTCCCAGCCCCTGTTCCATGCTGAAATGTTAACGCAAGACTTGATTCTGTTCCGTTTATTGCTTTGTTAAGTAAAGTCTCACTTTCAAATAAAGCTCTTAATGTCCCTGATACTTTAACAAGTCCTTCTGGAATTGAATATCTTGTCCCTGTCCCATTGATAACAAAAACACTACCATCAAGATTGTTTTCGATAGTCAGGTCTACTTCTGTCCCAATTCCTAAAGAAGAACCACCTTCATTAAGAGAAATTGTATAGCCAGTAAAAGAACCGCCCACATTTGATTGGGTATAATCAGTAGGTGCTGTAATTTGGCTTGATGTATACAAAGCCATGTCAGCCCCCATTATGCTGAAGGTGGTTTCAACAAAACCAGTCGGTCTTGCAGTTATTTTCATACTGTTAATCTTACAGCCTTTATAAACAAAATATTGACCTACATCTGAAAATGCTTTCTGAATTGTAAGCCCCGTAGGCAAATCAGATACTGTCAATGTATGAGTATAAGGTATTGTAGTTCCTGTAGACGCTTTTCCTCCCAACAGATGATAGAAAAGTTTACCAAGATAAGGAGATAAGTTTGTGGTAATGTCTCCTGAAATTTCCTTCTGTCCAAGAACAGGCTGATAAGGATTTCTATTACCCCTTATTATAGCTGAAGATACTAAATCTCTTGATGCTTTTATGGATTCAGATACAATAGGTATTACCTGCGGGTTTAATGTTCCTAATGTTTTAAAAGTTGATTCTGATGCACAAGATAATTGTGCTTTTGCTCCTCTTGCTTGTGCCATGTTTTCCTCCTATCTATTTTTTCTTTTCTTTACTGATTCAAATTCTTCTTCAGTAACAAATTCAGTCTCAGCAACTTCTTCCACAATTTCAAAATAATCTCTTTTTAAGAGATTTTCAGCAACATCTTCACTAACTTCAACAACTGTATCTTTAAAAAGTTTGCCTAAACCATTTATATAAAGACCATCTATATTTCCTGTGTATTTTAGTTTCACTAAAACCCTCCTTTAATCAGAAGTCATATCACCATATTTGTGTCTATATAACATTCTCCAAGTAATTGCTACTCCTATTATATCTCTTTCAGCAACAAAAGCATAGTATTCAATACTAATAGCATCAAGTAAACCAATCATAGTTTGCAATGTATTATCACTCATAATAGCCTTATGGGTTGTATTTATGGTAGTATCTATATCAGACTCTCTTGCAAACATTTCAGTAACTATGTTTAATTCCCAAGTTTCTTTTCCAATTACTGCTTCATTCCCTCCTAAAATTTTATTTTCATTTTCTACATAAACAAAACAAGCAGGTAAATGTGCTAAACCAAAATTTTGTGGTAATAGTCTTGAATCTTTTACATAGCTAAAATAATTAGCATCACTAATTGTTTTATAAAACTGTTCTAATATTGTCTTTCTTAAAGTGTCTGCCATTTACTCTCCAATATTAACTGCTTCCAAATTAGCAGAAGAAAGAAGACTGTTATAAATAATTTCATCAATTCTTCTTAATGACACTCTCTGTCTTATTGTAACAGAACTTTTTCCCACAAACAAAGCATCACCAATACTACCATCTTTATTACGCTTACCTAAATACCAAACAGGTCCACTTCTTGTTCGTGCTACTTTAATTCCTTCAAAATCAGCAACCCTTGGTCTTGAATATGGTAATTTATTATAATAAACATCGGCAATTCTGCCAACAGGTATTGTCAGCCATTTATGTCCTTCAGTAGGAACTATTGTAATACTTTCATCGCCTATATGTGTTTCAACATGAGGAGCTTTTTCTTTGTTAAAAGCAACAGATACATAAAAACTATCGTCTTCTTCTACTTTATTTCTAACTACAAAAGACCTTCCTAACATACCAGTTCTCTTAACTACTTCACTATAGATATAATTTCTTACATTCCCAAGAACTTCTTTTCTTACTTCTGTTTCAATTTGTTCTTTTACATGTTTCTTAATATCATTTATTATTCTTCTAATTCTCTGTTCAGTTTTATCAAGTTCTTCAATAGATTGAAATGAGAGCTCAATCATCTATCTTCCTACAGGTGTTCTTCTAAAAGGCAGTAATGCCTGTTTAACATCTGGCAACAAATCTACAAACAGTGTGGAAAAAGAACCATCTCTTGTATTCAATGACACAATCCCAGTATCTCTTCTTCTCATAAAATCAAAAGCAGTCTGTCTTGCACAGGCTATTGATATTATAGGAGGTACTCCTACAACATCAAACACAGTAGCAAAACCTGTAACAGTTAATGTTTCTAAAGAAGAGAAACCGCCTGTATAAGTAATACTCACTTCTTTAGGTCTTGTTTCTGTAAATTCTGTAAAAAATTCTATAACACCTTCATCATACCATACATAATAGTCTTCATTTTCAGTTAAAGCAGAATCAGAATAAGATACTGTTAAAGTAGCTGTTGAATCTATTGGAAAAGCAGATACATAAAACAGCCTCCTACCTGAAGAAAAATATTCAGTTCTTTCCTTTTTCAAGAGATTCCTGTTTAAAAATGTTTCAATCCTGTTTGAGTTAAAGGCTATAAACACATCAAGGAGAGAATCATTTATAGTTTCAGTAGAAGGAATCTCAAGCAATGATTTAACAACTGTTTTTGTTGTTAACAAAATATAGTTATTAAACATCTATTATTTCCTTGTTTTAACTTTCTTACTTGATGTTATAGCCCTGTTATTTATCTCAAGTTTTTTACTTTTTTTCTTTTTCTTTTTCTTGCTCATTAAAACCTCCAATTAGAGAGAAGCACAGCCCCTTAAAATTAAAAAATTTTAAAATCAATGGGGCTGTGCATATAAACTCCTAACCAGTGAACTACCAACCACTTAAGAAGTGGTGGCTTCCTGCTTCATCCTGTGATGACTCGTAGACCTGAGATGGAGACTTCTTGATAAGAACTTGTTAAACAGGATAAGAAGGAGCACCACCAAGAACAACTGCACCTGCTACTGTTACAGTAGCTCCAGGAGGATTTACCACAAGTTTAATATATCTCTTTAGACCTCTTAAATCCAGCCTCACTTCTGTCGCTGTAGCTGTAGTAGTTACAAGAGATATTGTCCCTGTTGTAGATGTTGCTGAAAAAGACCCTCCAGAAGTATCACATTCATAAACAGTGTATGTTGCTGTTCCAACATTGTCTGCTGCACTTGTCAAAATGTATGCAACACCTGTTTCATAACCAAGCCTATCAATTTCATTACCTGTAATTGTAGCTGTTGTTGTAGATGCTACAGGTGTTATTGCATTTTTACATGCTATAATATCCATTAATTCTGTAAACATAGTTTATTACCTCCATTTAAAGTTTTATTTGGGGGTAGTATAGTTTACCCCCTATTCATAAACCCATTAAGCAGATATTGTGGGCTGAGCATAGCAGAAAGATTCTGCATGCCTTACACCTATATCCACATCCTGGATTATCCTTATCCATGTCTGGTCATATTCAAAAGCTGTAGATGTTTCCTGAGAAACTTTAAGCTCTATAACACCCCACATAGCAATTATCATTTCTTCCCAGTTACCGAAGAATATATTGGCTGTCTGAGAACCTGTATTGCTTGAAGGTGCTATCTGTGTAGACATTGCATAAGGATGCCCAAGCCAGCTTGCAAACTCATTTTCTGCTACCATAGGCTGAATTACATACATTCCGTTAGTATCGCCATTAAACTGTGCAACTTTCATTTTAACAAGTGTTCTCTTTACTGCTGGGTGGAAAACATAACCAAGTTTCCCACGATAGGCATTGTCTCTCTGTAGCTCATACTGCATATCATACATCGTGTCAAATGTAAGAGTAGAACCAGATACAGAATTTATACCAGCATAAAGAATTCCACGAGGCTTGTATTCTGAGCCTTTTCCTTCAAGTGCTGCATAGTCTATCTGTAGAGCTATTCTTGTAAATAAATCTCTCCTAATTAAATCCTCAACAGAAGGATTGCTGTATTTTAAGAGTGTATTAGATACTTTGCAAAGTGCTGCTGCCCTTTTTGGAGTCATAGAAAGCTGTCCACCACTTAATTCAGATTCTGTAATACTTGCATTTTCTCCTACCCAATAACCAGTAGAACCACCTACCTGTTTTGGTATTACAGCAGGTATTCCAGTTAGATTCTGAAGGACTGTTGCCCCCATTTTAATAGTAACAGCTTCTGCTTCCAGTTTTTCAATATAACCTTGAAGAATTTCTACAGGCACAAAAAAGCCCATATTGGATGAACCAGTAGCACCCATTGCCTTTTTCTGTGCTTCTGCAAAAACTTCTTTCTCAAAACCAGCCTCACTCCAATCATTTGTTATGATTGCTTTTGCTGCCCTTGCTATGCTGAATTTGTCTGCATAATCTTCAAGTCCTGGAACAGAGATTCTCCTTTTCTTCAAGGATTCTTCCAATTCATCAATCCTTGTTATAATATTCTTCTGTTCCACAAAAACATCCTCTACCTTTTTAACAAAGTCCTTAATCATTTCCTTCTGATTATCCAGTGCTTCCTTTATTATTTCGATTGACATAATAAAACCTCCATATTTTTATTTTTTATTATTATAAAATCAATGGAATCATTGTTCATGTCCAAGAACTGACCCCTCTTATGATTTTCGATTATAGGTTAAGATTGTATCAATTTCTTTCAAATCTTCCTGTATAGTCGAAAAAATCTTATCAAATGTGTCCGTTTTCTTTTCTTCTTTCTTTTCTTCCTTCTGAAATTTAGCAAACATAGAAGCAAGACTTTCCACATCTATTTCTTCATCAAGTTTAGAAGCAATCTCATCAAGTAGCTCTATAATTCTGTCCAATCTATCAATCACTTTAACCTCAAAACTTAAAACATCTTCCTCATCATCTTCTTTTGTTTCTATATCATCTTCTGTTTTTCCATCTGTAACAATTTCTTCTTCTACAACATCTTCAATTTCATCCAATCTTGTTAATTCATCTTCAAACTCTGTTTCTTCTAAAATAACTTCTTCTAATTCTTTCTTACCTTCCTTTTCTTTAACCCAATCAGTAGCTTCTTTAAGAGTCCATTTTTCCACATCAAATAAATATTTCTGAATTACCATACTGTTTCCGCCATCTTTTAGTTTACCAACTACTGCTTTAATGCCTTTCTTTTCAGATAGTGTTATAGTCCTCAAAGTATCTTTTATAAAGTCCTTAACATCTCTTACAGGAATGTGATGATAATTTTCGGTGGATTCTATTTTCATTACTAATTCTTCATACAAGTCTGTGTCACCAAAAAGCTCAATAAAATCTTCTTTTGTTATTTCTGACAGACCTGTTGTTTCAAACTTATCCCACAAATCCTTGTTCTTTTCCCAAGGAGGTGCTTCTCCAAAATCTTTGTAATGCTTCCCAAGATGTTCTTTAACTTTTGGAACATCTTCTTCGGGCATTTTTGTTGCAGTAAGTCTAACTGTTGCATTTGTAACTCCACGCCATACTGTTTTGTAACCATCAACAGTATGATGTGGTAGTTTGTAACTACCTTTATTTTCAGGGTCTCCTACGATAACAGCACACATTTCTTTTAAATTATCAACAGTAGCTTTCTTTACTTCTTTTCCAGCATCCCATGTAGTCTCTTTGTCTGCAAGCTGATATTTTTTGTAAGGAATACCTGTTTTTACTTTTATAAAGTCTAAAACTTTTTCTGAATAAGATTTAACTACAAAATCTTCTATGTTCTTAATGCTATCCTGTAAAGCATTTGCATTAGCAGGAACAATTACCTGACTTACTTCCAGTAACTCAACATCAGTAAAAATCCTATATGGTTTCTTTCCTGCCCTAACATCTTCATCATCCCAATCATTAGTTATAGTTCCTTTTGGTTTTGGTCTAAAACCCACTGAATATGCCGCCACACCATTCTTTGCAAGGAAGAAACCCCAATCTGCTTCATCATTTCCTTCCCCAACAAAATACTTCATTGTTGCTACTAACCCTTTTTCAGGGTCAATTTCTAAATTTTTAATAATACCTATGTTATAGATTAGTTTATCATAATTATGTGAGCTTACTAAAACAGGATGTTTCATAAAAGTATCAAGAGATTTTGCCCACGCATCAAGTTTTATTATATCACCGTATCTGTCAATAGATTCATCTGATATTATTGCTTTTACGGTATAATCATCATTATCAATATCGATAGTTTTAGCAAAATATGTTTTAACAATCTTATTGTTATCTTTCATACGTCTCCTCCCTTTAAAAACATAATCTTTGTTCATAAGTGTTTGTAATTAAATAAGAACAATTATTCCACAGGAACAGTAAAACAAGAACAGCCTAAAACATCTTTTGAATCAGCCTCCTTACATGCTGGAAATAATAATTTATCTCCAACTAAAAAAGACTCACCAACATTAACAATTTTTCTATGTAAGTTTTTATGCCTGTCTCTTAAACAAATCCATCTATGTTTCTTAATACCAAACTTCTGCATAAGACTAAATCTTACCTCATTCAATAGTTCTGTAATTTCAGTTTTAACTATAAGACTAACCTTACTTTCAATCTTATTGTATACCTTCTTTAAAAATATTTCATTTTGCTTTACATTTTTAATAACAAATAATATAGATTTTAGTAAAGAATTTGTATCTGTTTCAATTTTCTTATCTACAATGCTTCTAATTTCATCATCAATTTCAATTTCTTTCAAAGTTTCAAGAGAAAATGTTTCTACTGCTACAGTCATAGTTCTCAAATATGCGTCTTTAAAGACTTCATAAAGCTGTTCCTTTTCAAACTTTTCATCCAGTTTCTTATCTTTTAAAATCCTCTTTCTCTGTTCAAATATAAATCTCTTGAGTTTACTATTGAAATAATCCTCAAGCTCAGACTGTCTTTCAGAAAGATATGAGAAATCTTCAAAAACAGTAGACTTACTGCCTGTCTCTTCTTCTTTTTCTGATTCTTTTTCTGGTTCTTTTTCAGGTTTATTATTTCCAATTAACAGAGTGGCTGGAATGTTTTTGCTTGATGTCCACCACACATCACCCCAATCAACTCTTGGTAAACCTAAATCCAATTTTTCATTAATAACATTAATAGGATAACCCATACCATAAAGAGTTCTTGCAGTATTAACCTTCTCTATAAAATCACTTCTCAATGCTTCTACAACTGATAAGTCAAATTCTCCCCATTCTCTACCACCATTAATTTTGTAGAAAAATTTAGCCCATAAATATTCTTGAAAGAAATTTATTTTTGGGATTATTGTTTCTCTCCAAAAAGCAAGGTGGGCATTTTTAATACCTTCATAAGACTGTATATTGGAATAAACACCAAGAATAACTTCATTGGTTTTGTATGCTGCTAAAATTTCTTCTCTTATTACTCTTTTCAGAATTGAAAACTCCATGTCTCTTTGAGACAGGGATTTAGTCTCAATAAAGTCTGCATTTTCTATAACTGTTATTTGATGTGCTTTTTCAATACCAGAATGTTCTTCTCTAAACTGTTCCTTTAATCTCCTAAACTGCTCATCGTTTAAAAAACCATTTACTTTAACTATACCAGAAAGACCAACACCTTTACCAAAGAACTGTCTATTATACTCACTTGCAAGATAATCCTGTTCAATACCAGATTTAGCAGCTTTATAAGGAGAAATACCTCTAATATCACTAAAAGGGTCAAAATATTTGAACTGTAATATTTCATGTGGTTCTAATACTTCTGCAAAACCATTTTGAACTGGTTTATATTTCCACCTTCCATTAAATATTTTATTACCTCTCTCGTCTTCTTCAAAAAAAGGAAACATTCTCTGTGGCGAAATAACAGTTATTTCTGAAGGCACTTCAGTAACATTTCTTCTTGGCATAAACCAGAACGCCTCACCAAACAACTCAAGATAAACAAGTGTAGCATAAAACAGTAAATTTGTGTGCATATACTTGTTAGGATTTAAAAACAGTTCATATAGTTCACCTTCATCAACTAAAATCTTTTCTTTTGTTTTGTTTCTTGTTCCTCTTCCTTCAAACTTTTCTTCCTTATAAATATTGAAAGGAACTCTTGCCACATTTTGAGCAATGGCATTAATAGAAGCAAAGACCCATACTGATTCAGTATAGGGATTGGTTTGCATTCTTCCGCCAGCCAACTCACGCAGAGTTTTAAAAAAAGTAGCATCTTCGTATGGATTAATAGAAGAAGAAGATTTCATTATGGAGCTTAAAAAAGCCTTACCAGCTCTTTTTAGAACTTCTTTTATCATAGCAACTCCTTAAATATGTCTTATTCTAATTATACCAGCACCTCTATAAACAGAATACACAGCATATCTCATAGCATCAATACAATGGTTGTTGAAGTCAGCAGGCTCATCAAGAACATTTCCATTTTTGTCTTCTTTCCAAGAATAAGACCTTATCTCTTTGATTAAATTAGTGCTTCTTTCTGTTATCTTTATCCTGAATTTCTTCAAAAAATCTATACCATCTTTCAAGTTCTTGTTAGCTGGGATAGCATTAAAATTTTCTACCTTCAATTCCTTAATTCTATCTGGGTATTGTGAATCAAAAAAGAAAGGTCTGCTTCTTTCATTTATAACAATATTATCCTTTAACCATCTTATCAGTTCTGAGTTAGTCAGTTTTGGTTTATATAAAAGCTCATCTACCCAGCACACAGGTTCATCATTTGCCATTTGTATAGCACAACGGAGAACAACAGTAGGGTCATTATAACCAGGGTCAATACCATAAGTAATAATCATACCTTTTAAATTTTCTGGAAATGAAGGAATAACTTCCCAATTGTTGAAAATAACACTATCAAGCCTGCCCCATTCTCCTAATGTATAAACTCTATACAAGTTGTAATTCTGTTCTTTTAATCTTTCATATCTTTTTCTACTATCCTCATCAAGAAAAGGATTATCAAGATAAGTAGAGTGAATAATCTTTATATCATCTTTAAATACTGTGTCTTCTACTAATTTTTCCTTAACCCAGAATCTTTCATCAACAGGGTTCATAGAAATAAATATCTGATTTTTTCTACCATCCACACTTTTTTCCCTCAAGTACAATCTCAAAACTTCAAATTCTTCTTTGGAAATACCATCAGTAGGTTCTTCAATCCAGATATAATTCCAGTTTGAACTCTGTCCTGTCCACAATCCTTTATAATTATATCTTGCAAAGACAGTATGATAAGGTTCTGTTTCAACACAATAGACCTTGCCTTTATAAAAATCAGTAACAGGTTCTAATTTAACAAATTTTTCTGGTTTTGTTTTAGTAGATACAATAAAAATTTCATTATCAATGATAGTTTGTGGTTGTCCTCCACAGAACAAGGCAAGTTCATATAAATCATCTGCAAATTTTTTAGAGGTAGTTACAAAATCTATACAATTAGAAAAGACAGTCCCTATCTCATTAATTATGAGATAAAAAATTTCACTTAAAATTCTCTTATTATAAGAAAAAATAATTCTTGGGATTTCTTCATTTTCTATAATCCCATCTACAATCTGTTTAACATTGATATTCCTGTCCTCAAAACCATCAACCCAATTAAAATAAACAGGAACAAAAAAATCAGTATCTATATTAGACACCTTTTCAAAAAGAAATTTTTCGTTCTTCTTTCCTAAAAATTTATGTTCAGGTGTTACAAAGAAATCTATACAACTACCGTCTTTCTGTCTATACATTAATCCTTCATATTCGTAATTATATATATTTGTAACAGGAGTAAAAGTAATATTATTACCATTAAAAGAAGCAACATAGTCTCCTTTCTTAATTCTGTTAACCTTAACAAACCCTTTAATGGTAAGTATATCAGTATCAGGGTGGAAACATTTCAGTTTCTCAACATTGTCAAGACCAGAAAAATGTATCAAGTTATTCTTATAAAAAAGATTCATCAAGACCTTATCTTCAGTAACCAAATCGCCAACACCAATATCACTAATAATCTCATGGAATGGAAGCCATACAGTATTTTTAAGTGAAGGCAATGTCTTCCTCACAACAAGCATCTTCTTCTTTTCCTCTGTTAACATCTTAACAGCAAGAAGTTGCATAATACTAAAGCTCTTACTTGAACCACCACCACCAATATTTACATTAATCTCCTTATCTGAATAATAATTCTCATAAAAAACCCTTGTTGCTTTTAAATTAATAGCAACAGCATCAACAGGTGGCTTCGTCGAAGTCTTCTTCCGTCCCATTCAACCTCTCTATTCCAACAGTAATTTCTTTTCTCGGTCTCCCTTTCTTACCTTTAAGGGCTGGTTTAGCTTTCTCAAGTGCCTTAATATTATCAGGTTTAATAACTCTTTCAGGGGCATTAAAACCAACAGGCATAATCTTCACATATATAGGTCTCTTTTCATTACCCTTATCATCGCCTTTCTCGTTCCAGCCCCTGTGTTTACCCATACATTTCAACCAGAACATTGCAGCTATCGAATCCTGTTTCTCCACAATCCTTGTATACAATACATCTTCCACATTATCAAGAATTGTTTCCCTGATACCATTTAAAACATCTTTCAAAAGTTTTGATTTCTTAATCTTCTCATCAACAGTATTATAAGAAACACCAAACTCAGAAGCTACCTTACTAATCTTACCAGCATTCCTGATTAAAGAATCAGCAATATTTTCAACACTCAAACCATCTGTTCTTGTTTTCAGTTCATTAAGACCCTCCTCAATAACTGCATCTATTGTCTTTTCTTCTCTCTTTTCTTCCTTTTTCTTAATTGCTTTCTTAACAGCACTTTTATTCTTCTGTTTCCTGCCCCATTGCTTCCTTATTGCTCTGAGGGCATTAACATCTCCCTTCTCTATTAATTCCTGTTCTATCTTGTCTCTTATATTTTCTTTCCTACCCATCTGTTCCTTCCTTATTAATGCCAAATAAATGCCAAATAAATGCCAAAAAAGCCAACTTTTCTTATAATAATAATCAGTTATAACAAGTAAAAGTAATTAATCAAAATTACCAATTTAGTGAACTACCAACCACTTAAGAAGTGGTGGCTTCCTGCTTCATCCTGTGATGACTCGTAGAC